CATTACACACTAGCAACAAGCGATGGAAGGTTGTAGTAGCTCATCGTAGGGCAGGTAAGACAGTAGCTTGTGTCAACCAGCTCATTAAAGAAGCTGTGATGAGCAAGCGCAATGACTTTCGTGCAGCATACATAGCGCCATTCTATAAACAGGCTAAGTCTGTGGCCTGGGACTACTTTAAATACTTCACTAGGGTAATTGATGGCATCGTCATTAATGAGTCAGAGCTACGCATTGATTTTAAGAACGGTGCAAGGATTCAGCTATTTGGTGCTGATAATGCTGACAGCCTTCGTGGTCTTTACCTTGATAGTATCGTCTGTGATGAGTATGGTGATTGGAGGGCTAATGTATTCCAGTACATCATCCGTCCTGCATTGGCTGATAGACAAGGTAAAGCGGTCATAATCGGAACGCCTAAGGGCAGAAACGCCTTTTGGCAGACATACGATAGAGCTATACACTCTGATGATTGGCTGGCTCTAAAAATAACAGTAAGTGATTCAGGCATACTTCCGCAATCAGAGATTGACTCATTAAAGCAAGAGTTATCTGAAGACGCTTGGCGTCAAGAGATGGAGTGTGACTTTGATGCAGCCTTGCCTGGTGCAATATGGGGTCGTGAATTATACCAAGCAGAGCAAGACGGACGCATAACTGGCGTAGAGTACGATGAGTTTGCCCCTGTGTTTACTGCATGGGACTTAGGCTATTCAGACGATACTGCTGTGTTCACCTATCAAGTAATACAAGGTGAGGTTCACTTCATTGACTATTATGCTGCTAGTGGTAAATCTATTGATCACTACGCTGCACACATACTAAGCAAGCCTTATAAATACAAGACGCACTTCCTACCACACGATGCTAGAGCTAAGACCTTAGCTTCTGGTGGTAAATCAGTCATTGAGATGTTGGCCGAACACTTGAGCATAACTAAGATGGCAATCACACCTAGCCTATCACTACATGATGGCATACAGGCGGTAAGACAAATGATGCCTAAAGCATGGTTTGATAAAGAGCGTTGCTATGACGGCTTAGAAGCTCTCAAGCAGTATCAAAGAGAGTGGGACGATGACAAGAAAATGTTTAGGGATAAACCTAGACACGATTGGACATCTCATGCGGCAGATGCTATGCGTTATGCTGCTATTAACTGGCGTGAAGAGCACAAGCCTGTGATAGAAGACAAACCAATTAGAGGCATCAGCGTAGGTCAGACCGATGTCACATTAGACGAACTATGGGCCACACAGCCTAAACAACCTAAAAGGATTTAACTATGAGCGGTATTGCTAATTATGTAGGTGGATATAAACGCATTTCAGCAACAGGCAATGTATCACCTATTGCCACTAAGCTATTGGGCGTGTTTGTAACATCATCATCATCAGGTACATTTACTATCTATGATTCAGCGACAACTACAACCTCAACACAAATCACAGGCACAGTATCAGCTACTGCTGGCACATGGTACACAATACCTGCCGCAGCCGTAAATGGTTTGTATATTGTTGTAAGTGGCACATTAGACGCTACAGTAATTTACGCTTAAGGATTATTCATGGCTAAAGTTTCGCAAATAATGTCAGAGGTACAAACATACCTTGATATGTTTAGCCAATACGACAAGGAGTTTGCTAAGTGGGAAGGTCGTGTAGAGAAGATTCTCAAACGCTACCGTGATGACCGTACTACAACTACGGCCCAATCTCACTACAACATCTTGTGGGCTAATGTACAGACTCTGAAGGCTGCAACCTTTAGCCGTATGCCTAAGCCTGATGTGTCACGCAGACACAAGGACAGTGACCCTGTTGCTCGTGTTGCGTCTATGTTGCTAGAGCGTGCCTTAGACTTTGAGATAAGCAATACAGAGGACTTCTACCACTCTCTTAACTCATGCGTGTATGACCGCTTCCTAGGTGGCCGTGGTACATCATGGATTCGTTACGAGCCTATCATTGAAACAGATGACACCTTCGTGTCTGAAGACGAGTTAGACTCTGACAATGTATCTGAATACCTAGACATTGAGCAAACACCTGTAGACTATGTGCATTGGCGTGACTTCGGTCATAACTCTGCCAGGACATGGGACGAGGTATCGTGTGTATGGCGTAAAGTCTACATGACTCGTCAAATGCTTAAAGAGCGTTTTCCTGAAGACAAGTTTGATGACTTGTGGAAAAGAATACCGTTAGACGCTTCACCTGATGAGCCTCGTACTAAGATGACTGAGGGTGTCACTAAGCGTGGTCTAATCTACGAGGTATGGGATAAAGAAGAGAAGTGCGTCTATTGGATTAGTAAATCCATGGGCAAAATACTAGACAAGCGTGAAGATCCATTGCAGTTAGAGGAGTTCTTCCCATGTCCAGAGCCAATGTTTGCTACATTGACTAACGAAACACTTGTCCCAGTTCCTGACTTCACTCTATACCAAGACCAAGCTAACGAACTAGACACGCTATCAGACCGTATTAAGGGTCTAGTGGACGCTATGAAGGTTCGTGGCTTCTATGACGCTGCAAATGCTGACCTAGGCCGTCTATTTACAGAGGGTGACAACAATACGCTTATCCCTGTTAAGAACTACGCTGCTTTTGCTGAAAAAGGTGGCTTGGGTGGTGCTGTAGAGTTCGTTGACCTAACACCTATTGCTAACGCATTGAACATGGCTTATCAAGCTATGGGTCAAGTTAAGCAGCAAATCTACGACATTACAGGTATATCTGACATCATTCGTGGTGCTAGTGTTGCATCTGAAACAGCTACTGCTCAACAAATCAAGGGTCAGTACGCTACATTGCGTCTTAAGACTTACCAAGACGAAGTGGCTCGATTTGCCTCACAAATACTTAAGATTAAAGCACAGATTATCTGCCAACACTTCCAACCTGAAACCATCATTAAAATTGGTGGTGCTGAGTTGCTAAGCCAAACGGATCAACAGTTAGTTCCACAAGCTATTGAGTTGTTAAAAGACAATCCTATGCGTACATTCCGCATTGAGATTGCTACTGACTCCATGCTATACGCTGATGAAGCCCAAGAGAAACAAGACCGTGTAGAGTTCTTGCAAGCTACAAGCTCATTCATTGAGAAAGCCATACAAGGCGCTCAAGCTGTGCCTGAATTAACTCCATTGTTGATGGACTTGCTCAAGTTTGGTGTTCAAGGCTTCCGTGTTGGTCGTACGCTTGAGGGTGAGTTTGATACATTCGCTGATGCAGAAAAAGAAAAACAAATGCAAGCGGCAGCTAACCCACAACCACCAGCTCCAGACCCTGAAATGATTAAAGCACAGGCTGAACAACAAAAAATGCAGATGGAAGCTCAATTAGAGCAAATGCGTATGCAGTTGGAAGGTCAGAAGCTAGAGTTTGAGAAGTATAAGGCTGACCTAGACAATCAAACTAAGGTCGTTGTGGCCGAGATTAACGCTAAAACAGACCTGCACCTCAAGTCACTAGATATTAATGCGGCTAGAGAGCAAGAAGGGCTTGTTGAAGTCACTCCTGGTGGCATAGAGCAACCTACATCTGCGTTATCAAGCTTAGTTGAGGCTATCAATAACAACATGGCTACTATGGTTGCAGTGCAAGCTCAACACAATACGGATCTATTGTCACAACAACAAATGGCTCACCAAAGTTTAGTGCAACAATTGACCAAACCTAAACAAGTTGTGCGTGGTGCAGATGGTAAAATAGTCGGAGTTCAATAATGGCATTAGTTCTAGCGGATAGAGTATTAGAAACGACTACTGTCGCTGGTACAGGAGATGCGTCATTAGCTGGCGCTGTTACAGGCTATCAACCATTCAGCGTTGTTGGCGGTAACAATACGACTTACTACACTATCGTGGCTATTGATGACAATGGCGCACCTGCAGGTGATTGGGAAGTTGGCATTGGTACTTACATAACCAGTGGCAATAAGATTAGCCGTGACACAGTGCTGTCATCATCTAACGGTGGTGCTTTAGTTTACTTTGCGTCAGGCACTAAACAAATCTTCCTAGACTTACCATCAGAAGAGTTGCCAGTAGCTAGTGGCGATGTAACTGGCCCTGCTAGTGCTGTAGCCAACAACTTTGCTGCGTTCAACATGACCACAGGTAAGCTAATCAAGGATAGTGGCTACAACGCTTCTAGCTTTGCTACTGCTGCTCAAGGTACATTGGCTGACACAGCTATACAGCCTGGTGACTTAGGTACTGCTGCCTACTTAGACGCTGGTGCAGCATTAGGTGTAGCTACACTAGACGCTGGTGGTAAAGTGCCAACAAGTCAAATACCACAAATGGGTGACTTAAATTACCAAGGCACATGGAACGCTTCTACTAATACGCCTACATTGACTAGCTCTGCTGGCACTAAAGGCTTTTACTATGTCGTGTCAGTTGCTGGGTCTACAAACCTAAACGGCATTACCGATTGGAAAGTAGGCGATTGGGCTGTGTTTAACGGCTCTGTATGGGAAAAGATAGACAACACTGACGCTGTAACCTCTGTAAACGGTTACACAGGCACTGTCGTATTAACGGCTAGTGATGTAGGCGCTCAACCTGCTGGCACTTATGTGACCTCTGTAAGCGCTACAAGCCCTGTTACAAGCTCTGGTGGCACAACTCCTACCATTGCTATGCCAGCCGCTACTACAAGCGTATCAGGCTACCTTACAAGCACTGATTGGAATACATTTAACAACAAGAGCAGTACAACAGGCACTGTAACAAGCGTAGGTGGCACAGGAACTGTTAGTGGTATTAGCTTAAGCGGCACAGTAACGACATCGGGCAATTTAACCCTAGGTGGCACATTAGATTTATCAGCTCCTCCTACTATTGGTAATACTACTGCCAACACGATTGCAGGTACTACAGTTTCTGCAAGCACCAAATTTGCTGGCACATATTATGATGCTTCAAGTTCAGCAGGTGGTAATTTAAGAACTAGCGGTGGCACAGCTTGTTTCCAATGGGGAGCTGGTGGTGGCAATAACTGTACTGTAGACGGTTCTATTAATATGAATGGCTCAAATGCCCATATTGATATGTCACCAACAGGCACAGGTCATGTAAGTATCAATCCTACAGGCGTAGGCGATATTAATAATGTAATTATTGGCGCTACAACACCTTTAGCTGGTTCATTCACAAATTTGAGCGTAACAGGCACTACTAGCTTTGATGGGTTACAAGGTACTGCTGGGCAAGTATTAACTTCTGCTGGTACAGGCAACACTCCTACATGGACTACGCCAACAACAGGCACAGTAACAAGCGTAACAGGCACAGCTCCTGTCGTGTCAAGTGGTGGTGCTACACCTGCTATTAGCATGGCTGCAGCTAACACAAGCACTAACGGCTACTTAACATCTACTGATTGGAATACCTTTAACGGCAAAGGATCAGGCACTGTAACTAGCGTAGGCGGTACAGGCACAGTCAATGGTATTACGCTAACAGGCACAGTTACAAGTTCTGGCAACCTAACATTAGGTGGCACATTAGGTGGCATTGGTAACAGTCAGCTAACCAACTCTGCTGTAACGATTGGTAGCACATCTGTAAGCTTAGGTGGAACGGCTACTACATTGGCTGGATTGACATCAGTTACATCAACTACTGTGGTAGCTTCTGGTGTAGTAGGTTCATCTGCAACTGGCGCACTTACAATGCCATCAGGCACTACGGCTGAAAGACCAGGCAGTCCTGTTGCTGGCATGATTAGATACAACACAACATTAGGTTTAAC